GCCGACCCTTGAGTAGCCACCCTCTGGCGCAACCTCGTAATTGGATGCGCCAATCGCCACGCCGGGCTTAATAGAGATCTGCGGGTCGACGACGTTGAGCCCGCCGGCCAGAGGAAAGTACTCCGTCTGGACGGGCGGCATCTTGACTTCGGCCATCTACTCAACCAGAGTCTGTGTGTAAATCTGCGGCTGCTCAAGCTGATCACGCTCAAGACGTGACATCTCCTCGTCGAAGTTGTTCGATGCGTCCTGATAAATCTCAGCCGCAGCCTCGTAGCGGGCGTACATCATCAGTGCCCTATAGACGATGGCGACATGGTGCGCAGAAGGCATCTCTGGCGTGTCGCTATCATGAGTCAGCTCCTGAATGTTTTTGTAGTAGTCGCCAACGAGCGGGTACGCGGCATCTGGAGTAGGGCCAAGGATGATGTCACCGTTTGGAGCCTCAGTGACGTGCGTCGGAGTCGCAGTAGATGGAGCAAGAACGAGGAACCGCCGCCGAAAGTCTGCGTACGGCATGTACACAAGCTCCCTGTTCTGGCCAGAGGCGTCAGTGATGTAGAAGCTCGTGACGATCCACCTTCCCCAACGCGTCAGGCCGAAGTTCGGTGAGGATCCTGTTGGTGAGTACCTGTTTGTTCCAGAGACGGTCGTTGTGGATGCTGTATCTCGCATCCATCGCCAGTCTGGCCTGCACTCCTGAATTTTCCTCCACGCCTCAGCCGACGACACGCTTCATCTCGCCAGTCTGGTTGACGACTGACACTGGGCCGTCGCCGGAGATTCCTGCCTCCTGCCTGACCCTCTGTGCAAGCTGAAGGAAGTTCATTCATCAACCCGGCTGCGAAAGTACGCCCTTCAGCCAAGCGACGCCCTTTGCGCCGCTAGGGTCATGCAGCACCGTGAATGGGTAGTCGGGAGAGTAGGTCACCTTCGGGACCATCGTCTCGGAGCCGTCCTCCAGAACCTTCCGCTCCGTCCGCACCCGCATCGTCTTTGCGCGCGCGATGTATTCGAGGATGATACGAGGAACCTCGACAGGCTGCATGTCTCGCCGGTGTACGAATGTGTGGCCGTTGACGTTCGCCTCCACGAATGGGGTCTCGTTCTCGGTGGCAGGCTCGGCGAACGCCACCAGCACCTTCTCTGCGTAGAAGGCGTCGACCTTCATCAGTTTGCTGATGTCGGCCTCGACCGGGACGACAACTTCGTCGACGCCGGACGACTTCGCCTTGTCAAGGTCTACCGGAACGTCATCCAGCTTGATGTCGTCAGTAGATGCCACATCCTTCGAGAAAGTGGTCGGCTGTGTGCGCGCCATATATGCTCCATGAAAAAAGAGGGGGACACACTCGTGCCCCCCTTATGGACTACACCGATTAGATGGCCTCGCCCGGGTGGCTGGCGAGGTCGGTGTAGGTGGTCGTGATGCCTGCGGCGTTCAGTGCCGTCGACCCGAACGTGAAGGCGGCCGTGTTGGCAACGATCTTGATCGCGCCAATCGTGGCGTACCCGTTCGGCACCGTAGGCAGCGGGCACGCCGACGCGACGTCGACGACGGGGCCCTGAGCAACCTTGGCGTTCCCGGCCGAGTCGAGCAGCACGAGGAGTGCGCACGCTTGCCCGGAGCTGAGGTTCGTCAGGGAGCCGCTCCACGACGAGAAGGCGATGTTGTCCGTCGCCGCCTTCGAGTACAGCTTCCCGTTGATCGCGTACGGCGTCGCGTTGACGATGCGGTACGCAGACGTCGTGGTGGCGATGGTCAGGCCCGCCTTCGAGAAGCAGCCGCTTAGGCCGGCGTTGTCTTGCAGGTTGAAGCTCATTTCAGTGTCTCCAATCAGGTTGCGGTGAATCGCGCGGCCGCGAGGGCGAGCAGCGACCCGTAGTTGGTGTCAGCGACCCCGGCGTCCGCATCGAGCTTGGCCAAAAGTTGGCCAAACTTGGTGCGGATGTCGTCCAGCTCGGCGCGGAGGGCGTCATTCTCCTGAATCAGGAGATGGACCTCGGACGCCGTGAAGGCCCTGGTGCTGTTGAGTACTTGCTTGTACGGCATGTGGTCCTCCGATTATGTGGGGGCTACGCCCACACACTCAGGTTACAGGTTGGTCGCACCAACTTCGATGCGCACCATCCAGAACTCGTTGAGCCGGACGGCAGCTTTCCAGAAGTCGGCACCGACGTAGCCGAACATGCCCATCGGGTTCGCGTGGTTCTTGACCTTCGCCGGCAGGTACGTCGGGCTGACGGCACCCTGACCCTTCAGGGCAACCTGACCCCACGCATCCTCCCCGACCACGATGACCGGGTAGACGTCGACGGCTGTGCCGCCGATCATGCCGTTCAGCGTGGACGACCCAGCGTTGGCGAAGGGGCGGAAGTAGGGCGACGAGATGACGCGGAAGCACTCGATCTTTCCGACTTCGCGGTCATGCACCGGCTTGAAGGAGCCGTACTCCTCGATGGGGGTGAAGCCCGCGATGTTGCGGATGTCGGCGATGACGTCCGTGTGGGCGAACACCAGATACGACGGCGCAACCGGCTCAGAACCGAAGTTGACTCCGGAAGCGAGCCGCTGCGTAACCTCGCGTGCGTGTGCAGCCTGCAGCTGCCGGTCAGCCTTCCGCAGAAGGTTCAGCGTGATCGGCGTGTTGATTGTGTTGCGTGCGCCGCCGCTTGCCGTGATCACGTTGGTGCCGGAGCGGACGACGCCGTAGTTGATGACCTCGGCCAGCGAACCCATGTGCTCACCAACCTTCTTGATCATCTCAGCCGGGATGTCATCCTCATGGAGATCTTCAGCCTTGTTCGTGAGCTTCATCAGGACTCCGTACTGCTGCAGCGTCACTTGGACGTCCTGCGGCGTCAGGGTCCGGGCATTCGGCGTCACGCCCTCGGATAGAACGTAGTTCGACGCGTCGACGACTGGTGCCCCGTTGGCTGCGGCATCGAGCGGCAGGTACCGGCGGAACACAATCGTGTCCGTCTTGTTCTTCGGCTGCTGCTTCTGTACGCCGAAGGACGACAGCACCATGATCGGCTCAGCCGACTTCAGGAGTTCGCGCTCAGCACGAACTAGAACCCGTGGTGCAGCCGGGCTCAGGTAGGTTTGCATAGTCATTTCAGGTTACTCCGTTATCTCTTGCCCCGACGATCCATCTCGTCGAAGTAGGCCCACAGCTCCTGTGGTGTCATTTCATCGACGGACTTCGTCAGGTTGACTTTGTTGGACGTTCCGCTCGGGATTGCTGCGGAAGCAAGACGCTTCTGCGGCGCACCCTCCTGCGGCTTCAGTTTTGAAGCCTTCTCAAAGTCGGAGATGATTCGGAGAACAGCTGAAGGTCTCCACGTCGACATGGCGCGCTGCTGATATTCAGCGGGCTGCGACGAGAGCCACTTAGCGAAGTCCTCACCCTTGACGACGTCGCGCCAATCTGGCCTGACGTCGTCCAACTCCTCCTCGGCTTCCTTCTCGCGTAGGGCAACAACTTCCGCCCTCGCCTTGGCGACCGCCTCAGACACGATCTTCTGCGTGTCTGGCGTCACCACGTTGCTGGGAATCCGCGACGAGACGTACGCCTCGACGCCTTCCGCCCAGTCGGGGAAGTCTTCCTTAAGCTTCTTCCACGCCTCGGGACTCTCGGACGCCCTCTCGATCTGCTTCTCGGTCGGAGAATCTGCGGCCTGAGTGGCGGCAGCCTTCCCGATCTTCTGAAGTTCAGACTGTAGCGAACCGACCCTCCCGACGGTCGTCTTGACAAGGTGGACCAGCTCAGGAAGCTGCCGCAGCATCGCCCTCTCTTCGTCAGATAGCGATTGAGCTGGGGCCGCCTTCTCCTCAGCCTTGTTGTCTACCTTCTCCTCCTGCTTCTGAGCAGATTCAGTGTGTGCCTGATTCTCCTCTGGCGGGTTCTCCCCGGCAGATTCGGCGTCATCAAGCTCACTCCAGATTTGCTCCGCTGTCAGTTCCTCTTGCTTGTTCGGCTCAACGGCCATATGTGCTCCGTGTGGTTACCGAACGGGGTCAATACATCGACGAGATGTCGCCCGGTTCGATTGTTACTTGGGCCTCCCTAGCACGCAGAACGTACTCAGGAAGCGCAAGCAGAAACCTCAACTCGGCGATACGCCCACGAAGAATGGACGTATCGTTCTCGGGGATTGGTTCATCGTTCATTTCCCGGTGAAGCTGCAGCCGCTCCTCCATGAGCCTCTGGAGCTTCGACCAAGTTGCCGACTGGAAGTCGGCTGCGGTGAATGATTCGATGGACAAACGGTACCCCAAAATGTGTGGGCGCACTAACCCCTGCGCCTCTGACCACAGAAATTCCAAATTGTTCCGGTGGAGACTATAGCACGCCTACTGTCTGCGGCGTCTCCATTGAATCATCCAATCAGAAGATTGGGCTTCCGCCCCCCCTGCGTTCCCGGCTGCCAACATGGCTGCATCCTGAACTTGGGCGGAAAATGTTCCGCTAACGTTAAGGTCGACTGAACCTGAGGCCGACATGGCGGCGTCACCAAGCTGCATCGACAGGATGCCAACCACGGTGACAAGACCGGAGGATGACATCGTCGAGGACACCTGTGACGACAGCGTCCCACGGTTGTCTGTCACCCCGGAGGCTGACAGCGATGCAGACACAACCTGCACCGACAGCGTGCCCATGTTGTCAACCAAGCCGGATGCAGACAGGGCCGCATCGGAAGTCGCTCCAGACAGCAACCCACTGTTCGTTACCGCACCGGATAGTGACGCTACCAAGTCCTGCAGGGACGACGACAGCGACCCGAAGGCAGCCTCGTTACCAACCGACCCTGAGGCCGACATCTGCGCCACATCTAGTGTGGCCGAGAATGTGCCGATGTCGTTCGCTACACCGGCGGCAGACAGGATCGCGTCCGCCAACTGTGCGGCCACCGACCCCCTGTTGTTGGCTGCGCCAGACGCTGTGAGTGTGGCGTTCTCCAGCGCCGAAGAGAGTGACCCGATGTAGCTCACTTCGCCGGCGGCAGACATAGCAGCATCTGCCGACAACAAAGACAGCGCCCCGCTGTTGTTTACCACCCCGGAGGATGACAGCGTCGTGCTATCCAGCACCGAGGATAGTGACCCTCTGTCGTTCACTGTGCCAGATGCAGACAGTGTGGCGCTACCGAGTGACGACGAGAAGGTGCCTGTGACGCCAGACTGTGTGCCTACGGTGACGGTTGGCGTGACCGTGTAGGTGTCGAGTGGCGTCCCGTTGTCCGTGACACGAAACTTGAATTGGGTGCCGTTCGATACGGAGGACGCGATCTTGACTACGAACTCGACCTCGGTGTTGCCGTCCGCGCCTACGTCAATCGACGGCAGCGGGTTCGTGTCGTCACTGATGCGGCCGGCGGTAAACGTGCCAGTGAGGCCCGTCAGCCGCTGCGTCGTGCTCGTCGCAGCGCCGGAGGCGACGAACG